TGAGATGATGCGTCGCTACAAGGAAGGTGAGGTAAATCGTGACATCTTCTTTGAGGAGGAAAAGCGCGATCGTATTAATGCTCATAAGAAGGAACAAGAAGAGAAGAAGCGTCAGAATATTGAGAATGCAAAGAAGGATGCTGGTCTTGCGGAAATCAAGGATCTCGACAATAGTTTCCAGCAGTCCATTCATCCTTCCGAGGGAGCCATTCGCGACCTTTAAAATCAAACTATAACATAAATGTCTGGTAGAACGCCGCGTAATAGAACACCTACGACTAAAGGTAAAGTATATGTTGAATCAAGAGTATCGGCTAAGGCCAAGAGCCTTTTGAGATCAAAAAATAAATCTGATATGGATGATCTTATCAGAGGTATGGAGAGTGCTACTGATTTAGGTCGTCCATCTGAAGGTGCAATGGCTGAAACTGCAATGGGTATGGAAAAATCTCTTCCTGTTGGGCCAGTAATTCAACCAGCAACATTTGTTCCACCCCCAGCTGCAGATGAAACTATGGATAGTCTTACAGCTGCAATGGGAAAAACAGCCATGGGTGGTAAATATAGACGCAAACAGACACGGAGACGTCGCAAGCATCGTAGACGGACACACCGTCGTTAATCGCGTTCCTTACCCTGCTGTTTTACGTGAACCCACGGTCCTGTATTTTTCTTACGTAAATTATCTGGACTGTATTCATCCTGAGCTAACATAGCACTTGAGAATGGCTTATTGTCAAGCCATAATGAATCATCACACATTTTGAATGGTGGATGATCTGATGCTTTATACCAAAAAACTTGATCTTCAAGGCGATTCGACTGAACCCCATTGCAGATTACTAAACACTCAAAATTCTCGGTACATTGATCCATAAACTGACAAAACATCTCAAAAGTAGGAAACATACCAGCATAATTTTCATAAATTCTTCTGCGATTTCCAAGAATAGTTTCACGAAGAATGAAGATAAAATCAACGTTTGTTCTCAAATTTGGTGTAATACCAAGAGGATACTGCATCGTAATGATAGTCATCAGATCAATGTGACGACCATTCATAAAAACATATCGAGTAGATTCTTCCTTGATCCATGATGCATCATATAAACAATCATCAAGAATTAGAAACGCACGAGGGTCAATACTAGATCCACCACCACTGCTTTTCTTGTTCTCATTTCTTTTAGTTTTGGCACCCAACTGCCTTTTGATAACTCCCATAATGATTTCTGGCTTATACTTGTCATGAATCAACTTTGATGGAACCATGTGTTGGAAAAACTCATTAGCAACCTCAGTTCCAGAAATAACAGTTCCAATGGGAAAAGCTCTCTGAGTATTAAAAAGGATATCTCTGACTAAAAAGGATTTTCCTGTGTCCTTTTTTCCTATAACGACGATCATTGGAGATTTTCTGGAATCGATATCACAACGATCTTGAATGGTATCAATGTTAAATCTTTTGATCTGAAAATTCATCTTACTTATACTGCGTGAACTTTTTCATTATGCTTTAACATATCTCTATAATATGGTCAAACGAAAGCAGCCAACCAGTGAGCTACGTACCGGAACAGTCAATATGGGAGTTCACAGATATCCAACTATTCCATTACTTAGAACAACAGCCAGTTCTCACTGGGGTTATGAATCTGTACAGCCATTTTTTCCTCCAGTTGAAAAACTATTTAAAACAGAAGATTTAGAAGGTGTATCTGAATATGGTATTCATTTTGATAGCGAGATCGTTAGTGTCGTATCTCCGAAAGAAATTAGAACTTCGACTGGAGATACCATAGAAGTACACCGTAAAAGTACAATGATTTTGAGCTATTTTAATTGGATGCAAAATAGGTATGCTAATCTAATTCTTCCTACAACGCAGGAACAGTCAAATTTAACAATAGATAAGATTCAATCTTCTAATAATGCAGCTTATGTTGGTGCTTTGATTTCTTCTGTTTTTTCAAAGACTGGATTCCCAAATTTTCCTAAAGTTTATGGAGTCTTAACATGTATTTCTGCTTCTCACAAAATAGATATTTCAGATGATTATGAAGAGTTATGTGAGAGATCTTGGTTTTCTAATAATATTGGAAAGCTATTTGATATTGAACTAGATAACCAGTTAGAAGGTGAATCTGTTTTTAAACACACGCGAACAGCAAAACATCGCCTTGAACTTGGAGATGATGCGACACTCGGAGATGTACCAGAATTAGAAACAACGGTTGCGGATGTTCTACCCAGTGAGATTAAGAATGTATTTAACGAGAATGAAGAAATGTCAGATGATAGTTCTGATAGCTCATCGGTTTCGACATCATATTTATTCTCGGCACACTCATGCGATTGTAGTGAATCCTCTGAAGATGAAGATGAAGATGATGACGGAAGTGCTTTTGCTTGGGCAAAGTTTACGAACGTTCCTGTACAAGTGACTATTATGGAAAAATGCGAAGGAACGCTATACCAACTTTTTACTCAGAATAGTGAACCAGAAAAACATATTGCATGGGTTTCTCAGGTGATATTTTCATTAGCATTTGCTCAGCGTAATTTTTCGTTTATCCATAATGACCTGCATGGCAATAATATCATGTATGTTAAAACAGATTTAGAATACATTAACTATAATTGTGGCGGTGTTATCTATCGTATTCCAACATATGGTTATCTCATTAAGTTGATTGATTTTGAACGTAGTATATTAACGGTGCGTTTAACCGGAATGAAAGAACCAAAAATGTTTATGAGCGATCACTTTGATCTGGAAGAAGAAGCCGGTGGTCAATATAACTGTGAACCATTTTATAATGCAAAATATCCAATGATAAAACCAAATCCATCATTCGATTTGGTGCGTTTGGCCACTTCTATGTTCTGGGATATATTTCCCGAAGGTCCTGACCATGCAAAATATAAGGAACAACCTCTTTTCAAATTATTTATTAAATGGCTAACTCTCCCAGATAGTTCTTCCATTCTCTTTGGAAAAACCAACATTAAACACGACAGATACCATGGATTCAACTTATATAAAGCTATTACACGCCTTTGTAAGGATACAGCAGTTCCTCGCAAGGAAGTTTTAGAATTGAAAGAATTATATGAGGTTGCAAGTGTTCCAACAGGTGAACATGTTCATGGTATTGACTTTTAAAAGGTAGGGACTCCTACAAACATGTCTTGTACAACAGTTGGTAATTCTACATTTTTTACAATTTCAGCGACACCCTCTGCAGAAGTAGCAAATACTGTTGCAGCGGTTATTAGTCCACCAAATAGTGAAAGCTTTAAAGCATGTTCCCATGAAATAGACTCTTTCTTTGCTCGTCTATCAAGAGCATAAATTATGAAACACACGATAGCGACTGCAACAGATGCCAAAACAATCATCATTTATTGAAAAAAGTGTAAATGTTTATAGGTTTAGAACGAGAGTATCACTTACCTTTTCTGAAATCTCATCCATGGGACTCTTCTCAACGACTTCTGGCTTCTTTTCATCAAGATCCTGAAATTCAATTTCACCAACCTCCTCTGATAAGGTAATAGGCTCCTTTTCCTCTTCGTACTCGCTGTCATCATCGTCTGAATCATCTTCGCTGAATGTTACCGCCTTAGACGGAACAACTTCAGGAATTTCCGTTATCAATTCTGTCTGCTTTGGTTGAGCAAAATACTTCTTTGCAATTGACTCCCAAGGAAGAAAGCCACGGATTGTTAGCTCCATACAGTCAACGACCAAACGCTCAACTTCTTGGCGATTACGTGCCTGCTGCTCCATAGAAACACCTACGGTCTTAAAGAGGTAAGCAACCTGCCAAATTTTTCTGGCAGAATGCTTGTAAAGTTCATGAATAAATTTGGCTACACTGGGACTGTCAAATTCTACATTAATCTCAGATGAAGAACCACGATACTGAAGTGATGCAAATGACTTCATGTATGCAATAAAAACACCCATAAGAAGATCGTCAAGATAACCACACTTTGTTACCTTTATAATACGTTCTACTTCTGTGCTAAGTGTGGAATCTGACCATTCAGGAATACGAGTAACCATATTCTGAAAAGTTCGAAGAATTTGATCCATCTGACTATTTCGCTCACATAGTTCTACAGATGACTTGTAGATACTCCAAAATCCCTCGCAAATTGGGCTTACAAGAAGACTTGCTAAATGCTCCTTAAGGTGGGTCTTGGCAAACTCTGAATCTGTCATTTGTTAAAAACAACGTTAGTAAAAAAAGAGTAGGTAACGCAAGCATCAAAAACGGATTCATTAGTTACAATACAGTGGATATCATTATAACATTTTACAATAATTTAAACTTGAATTTATTGTTGAAATGTCCAACGTTATTATTGAGATCCCATACATCCCCGAAGGGATGACGTGGGGTGATTATTTCCTGACTGATTCCGATTATTCATTCTCGGATTCCTCTGCTATTGTGAAGGAGTTTGACGAGAAGGAGTGGGAGCGCGTTGGCGCTCCCAAGGAGGTGGACATTGCGTATGTCCGCCCGGCGCGTTGGTGCCGCAACGGCAATGCGTGCCAGTGGGCGAACTGCAAGTTCCGCCATGAGCGCTGCGAGCACTATGATAAGTGGGTCGCATCTCGCGGCCGTACTCGCGGTTGCCGCTGCCAGCAGAGTGATCCGCGTAACTGCAAGTCACCCGAGGAGGGTGGTTGCAAGTACGATCACCGTGACCTGAGCAAGCTTGACGTCTTCGTCGAGACTGTTCCTATTACGAATGAGGGGGACATGTGGGACTATTTCATGCCTCGTGGCCTGGATGCTCATTGCAGTTCTGCTCTCGATGTTCGCGACATGAACAAGCACGATCGTGCTCTGCTCATGCGAAGCCTGGAGGCAGCCGGTAAGGGTGTTGTCGAGTTCGAAGACAACGGAAATTGGTTTAGTTACTGCTTTCCGAACGAGTAAAATAAAAAAACAAAAAAATTAAAAAACAAATAAAACAGAAGAAAATTCATAGTCTGGCGATATCCGTAGATGCCCGGAAATCCTGAAAGGGATAGACTATGTTTTTTTGATAAAAATATAGTTTACAACATTCCAATTTCCCTTTGAATTTCTTCCATACTTTTCAAGAGGTTCTGTTTTAGATAACTTATGAGATGATTGAAAACATTTTATAATTGTCATATCTTCATCTTGGTGATTTTCAATATGAAGAACTTTAATTTTTGATATCTGTTCAGGAGTTAAACTTTTAAAATACTCATTCTCATATCCTTTTACATTCATCTTGAGGTAGATATTCTGAAATTTTTTGAAAAAGTCATGGAGGTTATTTGTTCGTAAAGTTTTATTAGAATGTAAATTTTGTTTGAATTGTATTAACTTTTTATGTTTGCATATAAATTTCTGAGTTCCATCTATAATTACTCCACATAGTTTTGCATTATTGTTCATAAATGTCTCTTCAAATTCTATCCCATCTGGTACACCTACTGATATAAACGCATCACACCCATTTGGATCCATTGTATATATATAATCGTTCGTTGAAAACGGATTCTTACCAATTTAACGTATGGATATTCACTGTAACAATAACAATCATGTCAATCAAGAAGCAAATGGAGTCAAGTATTTACAAGCTCGTCGAGTTTCTCGGCGGGCACTATGGGTTTGATGCCGATGAGGCATTTGAGCTGTCTGAGGATTATGTTGTTGCTATTCTCCCCAAGGAGGAGAAGAAAGTAGAGGAGAAGAAGGAGGAGAAGGAGAAGCCATCTCCTCTTGAGCTCGCTCGTAAGAATGTTGCGCTGTGGACTAAGAAGCTGGAGGCTGACAAGTTCAAGGATGATGAGGCTAAGGAGAAGCACATCGCTAAGCTCGACAAGGAGAAGGCGAAGTTGGCTAAGCTCGAGCCTAAGGTGGAGGAGAAGCCTGTTGCAAAGGCTGCTGCCAAGGCTGCAAAGGTCGAGGAGAAGAAGCCCGCTGAGAAGGAGAAGCGTATCAAGCGTATGTCTCCCAAGCTGAAGGAGAGCCTCAAGGAGGTTCTTGACAAGGCTGGCGTCGAGATGACTGACAAGGTTGTCAAGGAGTTTGTCGAGTATGTCGAGAAGCTCACTGATGAGGAGTTTGTTCCTAAGGGTCTGGCTGATCACATGCGCGATTTCGCAGAGACCAAGGCTCCTGCTGAGGAAGCTGAGGAGGAGGAAGCTGAGGAGGACGAGGAGGAGGACACTGGTGCCGGCACTGGTCTCAAGCCTCAGGCCAAGGCTCCCATCCAGCTGACAATGGAGGAGCTGTCTTCTATCACTCTGACTGCCAGCGTCGATCCCCCCGGAACATTCTGGGATGCAGATAACGGGCGCCTTGTTACGGGTCCTGACGCAGATGACGATGAGGACATTAGCGAGGTGAAGTTTGAAGGCAAGACCTACGGCGTTGGCGATAAGTCTGGCCGCGTATACCTTGAGGTGAAAGATCGTGATGTTTTCCAGGGCTTCATTGGTGTGGGCAAGTTCAAGAAGATGGTCCGTGCATAAACAAAAACAAAACTAAAAATTTTAAACCAATAAAACGCCGAAAGGCAATTTTTTTACCAAAATGTTACAACACAATTTGGGAATGAATGCTTGAACCATTGGGTTATTCCAAGTGATTCGAATAATGCTGCAGGAATATATAGTTCCTTAAATTCTGGTACGACGTGTACAACTGGATACTTTCGACTGTATATCTCCCATGTGTAATCTAAAGTTAATTCATCTGCATTTTGACAACGGTTATTATTATAATGTGCCTTTGCTAATTCACTTTCAGGATATACGATAATTTTGTCAGTGATATTTTCACGTAGATATGCCATATCGCATATTTGTGACCAAATAGTCTGCCATTGTGCTACTTTCTCTTCTGAGAACTTCATATTCTTTTTAACTACCATTGATAAGTCTAAACAAAATCCGTTTCACTGAAAAGACGTATTACCATAACAAACAACGGTACAATTGTAAATGCGCTCATAGGAAACATCCCTACAACTGCCCACAGCGGATAAGGGCCACCAAACTTACTTCCAAATTTCAACACAGTAAAGAATGAAATAAAAAACAAGAAGGTCACTACAAAATAGTACAAGTTTCCAAAAATCATTCCAATAATATCAAACGTATGTTGTCTGGGAGTTTTGTTATCTGGAGCTGTCATCGGAGGAGCACTGATTGTGAACTGATCGCCATCTGATAATGAAATTGTATTTTTGGCTCCGTTGATAGTATATTCTGCTTTGAACAACTTCTTTTTTGAAGGATTCGGGTCTGGTAGTCCGAGGATTGCAAAACCAATCTTAATATCAATACCACCATTTGAGATGTGGTTTTGTATTGCATCTGTTACATCTTGGAAGTTTCCTGGGTAACCGTATTGCGCATTTGTTATTTGAAATCCAGAAGCTGTACGTTGAGGAGGTGCATTGATATATAAACTTCCACTGTCAGGAACTGTTCTGGTTAAACTTGAACCATTATTGATTATATACGTAATTGTTAGAACTTTCGCCTGACCAGGGGCCGGATCGTTAGTGTTCAGTGCAGATGGAGTGACAGATGGTATGCTTAATACACCATCTTTCACTAAAGCAGATACGCTATTTGTTACATTCACAGAAGCAGAACTTGTACCATACGTGGCATTGGTAATAGCAATTCCAGTGCTCATCCTTATTATGATGAAAACACGACATTTGCTGTGCCACTCATAACTCGAAGGAAATTATATGATTCGACATATGCTCGAACAACGTAACTATACTGTAACGACTGGGCATCGGCAGCACGTATAACTCTTACATAGTCTCTTGGACTATAAGGGGAACCAACTGCATTAGGATTAATAATTGTTGGATTTGGACTGTATAGTGTGTTCTTTAGGACGCATACTGAATTATCTCCTGAAGTTAGTGACACTGAAAGAGGAGGCTGAACATATGAATTTCTGAGCACTGTTCTGTTAAACATAGAACCATTTAGATGACCAGATGGCTGAGTAGTATGATGATCTAATGCAAATGAATATTGGTAAATTCCTGGAATATCTGTATTTGCTTTTCCAGTACAATGTTTATAGTTTTGTATTCTTGAAAAGAACTCTGAATTTTTAGAAGCAAACCGATCCTTTCCATCAATGAGTAATGTAGATTCTACGAGAATATCTCTTGCCGATACTGATGAGCTAAGAGAACTTCCAGATGAGAAACATTGTGTGATACCATTTGAAGTTACTGGTGAAACATAAGGATCCTCCCAGTTTGTATAGTTGTCATAATCATTCAAAGCTGCTCTATCACTTCTCTGTGCAACCCATACGACTCTTGTACATAAATTTTTCATTAAAATAGGGAAATCTCCGCTTGGACCATATTGCCCTTCGAGAACACTTGCATCAATTTGATTGATAATAAATGACTGATCAATTTTTGCTAGATGAATTAGTTCCGGATCACTTAAAAATACGTAAGTAGCTTCAATGAATGGATCTATACTCCAAGTATTTAAAGTTGTATTTGTCGGTTGATATGGGGTTGTAGTTGGAGGAGACAGGAACTGTGACATACTAAATTGTGAAGCACTATTATCTGCACTGATTCTCTTACCATATGTTGGACTCGTAGGACGAACATCTCGCACAGTAAATAAACTGTACATTGATTTCAACTGAACAACAATTTCTATATCAGAATGCTGAAGCGCAATCAAGGGCAATGCATTTCCTACAGATTCGCAAAACCAAAAATGAAGAGGAATTGTTACTATGCGACCATGTATAGATGGTTCTGCAGTACTGCCAGTATTTGATATAGCATGAGGATATTGATTAATTCTACCAAACATATTTCCAGGATCATACATTTCTGGAACATTTCCAGTCATTTCATCAAGCTTCTGCTTTTTAGCCCCATCAAATTTCAGGGCTGCATATAGTTTCATCCACTCACCCGTGTGCCTTGCAATTTCAGATCCATTAATTGTTATTGAAACATAGTCTATCATGTTATAGCCGATATTTCGAATCCACTGAAATTCATAACCAATACCTGTTGAACTTGGGTTTAAATTGGCCGGTGTACCTACAACTGGAACAACTGGTGAATAAATGGGTGGTAATGTAAAATTCAGATAACAATCGTGTAGAAGTTGTGCATTTCTGACAACTTTCGATCTCAATAAAATATTTCCAGTTACTGGAAGATTTAAATTGGATGTTAAAAATTGCAACTTAAATTGTTCCATTGCAAACTCTGAATGGCGTTTATATACGGATCTAAAGTGAGTAAAGGAGGGATTTCCTGTCACAAGTTGATCTTGTGCTCCTTTTCCAACTAATTGCATTAATCCACCTGTCATCTTATTTCATTACGTAGATCTATTCTATAGACCTTTATACACCACGGTATCCCGAGCAAAAAGTACGCCATTCTTCATTTCCAGGAATAGGCCATGAATTGGCATAATTTGCTATAGTTGGAACAGGTTGGTTGGCATTTGCATTTGAAATTCTAGCATGACCTACTAGACTCTTGCACTCTATGCATATGTGATCCTTATTCATAATATTCGATGCCACAGAAGGAGTAGGACATTGACATATCTTATTGACAGTGAGAGTCTTACCCATACCAGGCTGACCTCTATCACTCATTACAACATAATCTGAGATCTGAGCCGATTTGAAAGTAACCCAGTCTGATGCGGTACGTCTATATTTTCCAATACCAAAACCGGTAAAAACATCAATAGATCTTCCCGGTGTAGGATTAGTTACATCTGAATTGCTGGCAACCCGTTGATTATAATCATACATTGCACGAAGTTTTCGAATACGCGTAAAATCTGACGCAGACATACCCCTGACACTATTGTTGGCATTCGACATGGTAGTTGTACCAGAAGAGGTTTGGGAAGTAGATTGACTGTACGGCATTTATGAAACTACTGAGGTAAAAAATCGGATTTCTCCCGGAGCTGTTCTAATGCCTAACCGTATCAGTCTTTTTGTGTCTTCAAAAGACAGATAGTCAAAAATTTCGTTTGTATCAGGATCCAGTACAAGCATCATTCCTTTTACTCTAATCTTCTGTAGACGACGTGCTTTGCGGATGACGTTTCTCATATAGAGTGTGTCGCGTTCATCTGAATCAGAACCCGGTTTGAAAGCTAAATCTTCACTTGTAGATGTTGTATCAAATCTCATACATTGAATGACCGGCTGCTCTTTAGAATGTAGTTTGCGATGAATTTCACAGTCGATTGCAGATTGTTTGAGAATGAGAGCTATGTTTTTAATAATTCGAGATTTCCTGTACGAAATTTCATATAAATATTCATCTGAACTCATGAACGATTGCTTGGGTTCTCCTCCTTCATATCGCTTTAGTGACATATCATTGCGTCTAATCGAAACAATATTTGGACCCTCGTTGGATGTTGCTTGTGCCTCTGTAAATACTGATAAATACATTTGAACCTTAACAGTTCTATCAGGAACTTCAAGTTTTGCATGAGAACAAATGCGAATAGCACGACCAATAACTTGATCTATTCTTGCAGGATTCCAGTATGCTTCCATGATATACACATTGCGAACATCAGCCAATGTGATACCTTCGGCTCCTGCAGATGAGGCCATAAATATACAAAGACGATGTGTCTTAATAGAATCTTTGAGTGACTGAGGAAATGTATCGGAATAATCTTGATTAAAAATTTGACGATACAATTCACGTTCATCTTCATCACCTCCTACGAACAATGCATATGCGGGAGCATCTGTCATAGATGGATCTTCTTTCCAGGTTTGGCCATCTTTTATAATTTTGTACCGTTGGAACCCATTTGCTTCAAGAATAGCTCCAAAAATTCCAAGACCTTCCAGTGTTAAATACTGTGAATACACAAACTGATTTTTGTATCCTTCCGAATTTGCTTTTAAGTCTATTAACATTTGAGACATTTTTGGTGAGAATTTTGCAAGTGCTTCTCCTCTCAGATAACGTTCTGGATCCTTCTTCAACGTTTCAAGAACTTCGGGTTTATCAATTTTTGTTTCTTCAGTTGTTTCTTCATCAATACTTGTTCGTAGCTCAGGAGGAACTGCATAGTTGCAGACAAGACGGGATGTCATTCTGAAAGAACCAAAGTTATCGTCCATTTCATTCTTCATTCTTGCCTGGCGTTTCTCTCTTTCTACTTCTGCCCATCGAGCTTCCAAGTATCTCAAAAACTGTTCGTCTGACATTGGAATTTTTACAAGTGTTGATTCTTCATCCAAACGCTTAGGAAGTAGGCGATCGTCTGCACCCTTGTAGTAGGATACGAGACCTTGAATTCTGCGAGCAAATAAAATTGGATTTTTGATGGAAAGACCGTCAACGAATGTATTTACAAATTGTTCAAAGTCAGTAGGAAGACACTGTAGGTCTTCCACTACAAACTTATCAGGCTCTGAAAGTTGAACTCCTGGAAATTGTGTTTCAAACTTTTCTTTCCATGAAGATACCCAGTTTTTGATGTCTGGATCTTGTTGAAACTCTTTATTATACTTCACTGCTATACGTTCTCCCTTCTCATTGTATTGGCTTTCAAAATACGGAGGATTACGCGTGAGCATAAAAATACGTTTGACAGAATTATATTCGATCGTATCTACATCCGATACATGACGAAAGAAAGATGTCATCAATCCTTCATCCCAAGTTACAGCAGACTTTGATGGTATAGAAATTCTTTCAATGGGTCCTCTCAGGAGATTCATTAGGTATGCAATTTCATTCGGTCTGTTAATTACGGGAGTTCCAGAAAGGCATACAACCTTTGCATTTTTTGCTTTATAGATCATATCGTACAACTTGGCCTTAATAAGACGTTCATTAACTACGCTTCCAATTAAGTTGTGAGCTTCGTCAATAATTATAACTGAATCATCAAAAATATCAGGTTTGTCAGGAGGAAGAATACTGTCAACATTTCTGGATGAAAGACCGTTATAGTTAATAAACGTAAATCGCTGTTCTAAAATATCATCAATTTGTGCACGGATTAAATCTTGAGTAACCTTGTCTAAAGTTCGGAAGTTAGGAGCCTTATCTGCCACGGTTACAAAATACTTACCTTTTGCATCCAAATATGTATCTGAAATACCCATACCCTTTGCTTGTTCACGATCTTCTGGTGAGCGAATAGATCTTGGTTCCCAATTTTGTTCGTAAGCATAAATTGGATCACCACATTTGCGAATTTCTCCACGATAGTTCTCCTGTAGAGACGCTGGCAACATAATAAAAACTTTTTTATTCGACATCAGTGACTCAGCAACTGCAATAGAAGTACATGTCTTACCTGAGCCTAATCCATGATAAAGTAAAACCCCTCGATA